GCAGCTGAGCCGCCAGCTTTAACCATGTACCGACCACCAAACGACTCGATAAAGCATGAATAGCCACGCAGAAGACTCGAAAGGACACCAGAAGCCTCAAAGTGGCTCAGATCGGCTCACATCGGAAACCGAGAGAACTACAGGACTCTATCTAGGCTCTCCGACTCCCAGAATCCACTCTAAACTCGTGGATCTACCGTCACGCGGCCAAGAATTGATCGATTTTGCCGAAAGTATCAAGCTTCCGCTTCTACCTTGGCAGAAGTTCGTCGCCATGGAAGCTCATCGAGTCAAGCCAGACGGCCGCTGGCATTCGCCCCTAGTCTGCGTCGTCGTAGCCAGACAACAGGGTAAGACTACGCTCATGAAAGTAAGGGCGTTAGCTGGTCTCTTCTTATGGGAGAACGGACTACAGATCGGAACAGCTCATCGACTTACTACATCGCTGGAGACTTTCCGAGACATCGTTAACATGATCGAAGAGAACGAACATCTGGCCAGACAAGTAAAGCGAATCCGCTGGGCGCATGGATCAGAAGAGATCGAGCTTAAATCCGAGTTCGGTGGCGGTCGGTACATGGTTAAAGCTGGCGGCTCAGCTGCTCGCGGTATTTCCAAGCCCGAGACCGTCTTCGTCGATGAGACCCGAGAGCTTAAAGACGAATCGACGTGGGCTTCGCTGCGTTACACGATGATGGCCGCTAAGAATCCGCAGCTCTGGACACTCAGTAACGCTGGAGACCAACATAGCCTAGTTCTTAACGCACTTCGCGAGCGCGGAATGAGCGCAGCTAAAGGCGACGACATTGCTTACTTCGAATGGTCATCGAATTACGAGAAGATCGACGACACTCCCGCATTCTGGAAAGGTGCGGCGATGGCGAATCCAGCACTCGGCCACACAGTTCACATCGATAACATTCGGGCTGTTCTTAACGATCCGCCAGATGTCGTAAAGACAGAAGTCCTCTGTAGATGGGTCGCCACAATCTCGGCAGCTATTCCCGCCGAAGAGTGGAATCAATGCGGAGAAGAAGGCTTGGAACTTGATCCAGAGAAGACGACTTGGCTGGGCATCGATGTAAGTCCGAATCGTCGCGACGCCGCATTAGTGGCCGCCCAACAAATCGACGACGAGCGATTTTTCGTCAAGCTCTTACACACTTGGCATAACCCGATTAACTTGGACGATAAGGCGATCGCTAACGACGTCGCTCCCTATGTAAAGCAGTATCCAGTCGAGACAGTGGCTTATTCTAAGAGGACGGCTTCGGCTATAGCTGCGCGGTTAGTCCCAGCGGGTATCCCGATCTCGGACATCGACGGCGCACTGTACGGTCAAGCTTGCGACGAATTGTTAGGAGCGATCACATCGAAGAGATTACGACACGACCCGAAACAGACAGAACTCTCCAAGCAGATCTTATCAGCTGCGAGGCTTCCATTCGGAGATGGTGGCTGGACTATCGGGCGGAGAGCTTCTCAGTCGACTGTCTGCGCGACGGTTGCGACTGCACTCGTCACTCACTACGCGACACGCCCGCCGATGGATCTTGACATCATGGTCGGATAGCGGTATCGCACTCTCGTAGAATTGCGACATGGGATTATTCGATCTATTCGTTCCGAAGGTTAACGCTGCGTCTCCAGCTTCTATTAGCATCGACGCGGCGGAATCGCTTTACCCTGTAAACACTCTTAACTCTCTCGGCGGCTATTACTTTATGGGTAATCAGACGGCTACTCGTACGGAAGCGATGGGCGTTCCAGCTTTAGCTCGCGCGCGTAACATCATCTGCACGACTCTAGGATCTTTCGAGATGCACACTCGCAACATCGCAACAGGCGAAAGAGTCCAACAGCCGCGCGTCATCAATCAGCCAGACCCGCGAATCGCTGGCTCTGCGTTCTGGTCATGGCTTGCAGAAGATTTACTGTTCTACGGTTACGGTTACGCGCGTGTTATGCAACGCTACGCCGACACTGGTCGTATTCAGGCGATGGAAAGAATAGATCCAGTTCGTGTAACTGTTACTACTAATGCTAATGGAACAGAGATCGACGGTTATTCTGTCGATGGAACAGTAATCGATCCGAGCGAACTCGTCGTCTTTACTGGACTCGATGAAGGAATTTTAAATCGCGCGGGACGTACTATTCGCGCAGCTTCGGCGTTAGAGAAAACAGCTTACGACTTCGCGATAAATCCTAATCCACAAACTATTCTAAAGAATTCTGGCGTAGCACTTCCGAAAGATCGCGTAGCTGCTTTAGTTGCAGCATTTAAGAATCGCACTTCTAAAGCAGTTACATTCTTAAACGGTGATGTATCGATCGAGACTGTCGGTTATGATCCGAAGAATCTACAGCTTAACGAAGCTCGCGGATACCTGGCTCTGGAACTATGTCGCGCTGCAGGTCTTCCAGCTTATTTCGCGAGTGCAGAACCTAATAGCTTTACTTACTCGAACGCTGTATCCGAAAGACGTTCTCTTATCGATTATTCGTTGCGGCCGCTAATGACAGCGATCGAGCAGCGTCTATCTTTATCGGACTTTACTCCCTTGGGCCAAGATGTGAAGTTCGATCTAGATGATTTCTTGCGCGGTAATCCAATGGAGCGCGCGCAAGTTTACGAAATCCTAAATCGAATTGGTGCGATGAGCATCGATGAAATCCGCGAAGAAGAGGATCTACTTCTATGAAAATAACTACACCTATGAACATCACAGCGGCAGATTCTAACTCGCGCACTATTAGCGGGCGCATCGTCGCATTTGAAGAAGCCGCTAACGCATCAACTGGGAAAGTCGTATTCGCGAAAGGATCAATCGCTCCAGCTTCCGTAAAGTTAAACTTGGAACACGATCGCACTCGTCCAATCGGTAAAACTTTAGACATGACATTAAACGAAGATTCGATCGATGCAGTATTCAAGATCGTAAATACGACATCGGGTTCAGATGCACTAGAAGAGGCCATGAGCGGATTACGCGACGGCTTCTCGATCGAACTAGCTGTAGACGATTACATCATGCAGAAGGACGGCACTATGCGCGTTCTCGCTGGAGAATTAACTGGAGTCGCACTCGTAACAGAGCCGGCGGTTCGTTCTGCTCGTGTTAGCGAAGTAGCTGCAACAGAAGGCGAAGAAGTCGCCGAAGAGATCTCCGATTCCACAGTGGAAGAGGAAGTAACACCAACAACAGAAGGAGACGAAGTGGACAACACCGTCACAAACGCGGAAACCGTCGAGACGGTCGAAGCTGCTCAGTCAATCACAGCCGCAGCGAAGCCAATCGTAGGCGGATCATTTACCAAGCCACGCTTAGAGTTCACAGCTGCTAAGTACGTGGAAAACACAATTCGCGCAGCGATGGGCGACGATCAAGCTCGCCAGTACGTTCTAGCTGCGGATAACACAACAGATAACGCGGGCCTAGTGCCTACTCGCCAGATGGCAGAAGTAGTTAACGGACTATCGACTACTATCCGTCCATCGATCGACGCAATCTCTCGCGGAACACTTCCAGACGCGGGCATGAGCTTCGAGATTCCGAAAATTACCGTAGCTCCTACAGTGGCAGTAACAGCCGAAGAAGGAACTCCGTCAGATACAGATCAGAATTCAGCTTTCATCACTGTAGACGTTAAGAAGTTCGCGGGACAGCAGACTTTCAGCGTCGAGCTTCTCGATCGTACTTCTCCAGCGTTCTTCGATGAGCTCATTCGTAACATGGCCGCAGCCAAGGCTAAGGCCGAGAATGCTTACGTCAACGGTCTACTAATCTCTGGCGCAACGCTAGACGGAACGACTACAGCTACTTATCCAACAGCTGCAGAGCTTCTTGGAGTTATCTCTCGCGGAGCTGCTTCTGTTTACTCAGCTACAGCGGGACTCCCTACTCCATTCGCGAAGTCTTTAATCGCTTCGACTGGTCAATGGGCTAACCTAATGACTCTCAACGATTCAGGACGTCCGATCTATAACGCTTCACAGCCACAGAATGCGGGCGGTGTAGTTCGTCCAGATTCTCTAGTAGGTAACGTCGCGGGCTTAAATCTATTCGTAGATCCAACTAACGCGGGCGATGGCGACGGAACTCTTCTAGTCGTTAACCCAGATGCTTACACATGGTACGAAGGACCTACTTTCCGCCTACGCGCGGACGTAATCGCTTCGGGCCAGATTACCGTCGGTTACTACGGTTATGGCGCACTAGCTACAAAGATCGCAGCTGGCGCATTTAAGAATAACAAGGCGTAATCCGAATAAATCGATCATCGCCTAGTTCGCTCCCGAGCTAGGCGAGCAGTAGAAGGGAAGGGCTAATGCCTAACATCATTACAGCTTCGCAGCTAAGATCCGTCTTAGGCGTTAGCTCTTCTCTCTACGACGACGCTTACTTAAACGACATTATCGACACAGCCGAGCAGTCGATTCTCCCGCTATTAGTTTCTTATCGCTCTTCTGTCAACTATCACGAGCGCAAATCAAATGTCGCAAAATTATGGACTTTAACTCCACATAATTTCGTGGTGGGATCTAGTGTAGTAATTTCGATCGGCCATCAAAACTTCGACGGAACTCGTACTGTAACCGTCGTAGATAGTCCTTATTCTTTTAGTTACGCTAATTCTGGTTCGGACTTAGAACGTAACGCAATTATTCCAAACGGTTCGGCAACTCTTAGCGGTTATTCAGCTGCGACCATCTACGCGGGTAACGCGTCGATCGAGTCCGCTATTTACGCCGTATCTATCGAAGTCTTCCAATCTCGCACAGCTGCGGGCGGTCAGATCGAAGGAGTGGACTTCCAGAGTTCTCCGTACCGAATGGGCCGCAGCTTGCTAAATCGAGTTATCGGACTTCTTGGTAATTACATCGATGTCGACACGATGGTCAGCTAATGCCAGCCAGTTCTATTCTTTCCAGCGTTCGCAATCCACTAAAGACGGCGATCCAAGGCGTAGCGGCTAACACTTACGACTCAGTTCCAGAAGCTCCGATCGTGCCATTCGCGGCAGTGACTCCGAGCGTTCCGTATTTACAGCCGACGTTCTTAGGTAAGTCGAACGTAAAGCTAAAAGTAAATCTAGTAGTAAGCGTAGGCGTAGCGATCTACGATAATCAGAGCTCACTCGATAACTGGGAGAAGCTCGTAATAAGCATTCTGGCGGCCGTTCCGTCAGGGTATGAAGTCGGAGACGTATCGAATCCGATTCCGTTAACGATAGGCGCGTCGGAGATTCTCGCGGGTGAGATTCAGCTTTCGACCTATTACACACAGACAAACTAAGGAGAAAAAATGGCAACGACCGTCATTACTGGACGCGATCTCGCTATGACGATCGCTTCCAAGAACTACGACGAACAGGCGACAAGTGCGACACTTTCAGCCGACGTCACTATCGAAACTTACGACACACTTTATTCGAAGGCTTACAAGTCGATCGATTCACAGTGGACGTTCGACGTCGAAATGCTTGCAGACTGGGGCGCAGCGGATTCACTCTGCGAAGCTCTATGGACAGCGGCAGAGACAGCACCTAACACGACTCTAGCGGTATCGCTTACAGCTGTTACAGGCGCAGTCTTTAGCTTTAACGTTCTTCCACTATTTCCAAGCGTGGGCGGATCATCGCCAGACGCTCAGACTGTTAGCATGAGCTTTACAGTCGTGGGAACACCTACAGAGACATTCAGCTAATAAACAGAATCGGGAGCAATACATGAAGCTAGAACTAGAAGTCCAGTACCTATCGGGAGACGTCGCTACATACGTCGCAGCTCTTCCAGAATGGGTTAAATGGGAACGAAAGTTTAACGCAACAGTAAACGAAGCAGAATCGAAGCTAGGTCTCGAAGGGCTTACGTTCTTGGCTTATCACGCTATGAAGCGCGAAGCAGCTGGGAATCCTGTTAAGCCTTTCGAGATCTGGGTCGAGACTGTCGAAGGAATTAACAGTAAGAAGTCAGACCCAAAAGCTGGCCCGTCGGAAGCTTAAATCGAATCTTGGTCGAAGTCGCAATAGCGACCCAGATCCCGATGAGAGAGTGGCAGACGGCGGAAGATTTACTCACAGCTATAGAGATCTTGGAGAGGCAGAATGGCAGATAAAAGCGGCCGCGGCACTTATGCCATTACTGTCGATCCGTACGAGTTTAAGAATCTTCTCGGTCTACTGGGTTCGTTCCCAGCGGAGTATCAGCAACTCGTAAGAGATCGCGCTCAGCCTATGTCTGCGCGATTAGCTGGTCAGCTTATGATGAGCGGACTATCTGCTCCAGCTCCACAGACGAAGCTAGTAGTCCAGACGATCAAGTCTCCACGCGATCGTCTTATTCGCGTGGACATCGGTGGCCCTAAGAAGGTCGGTCGTCCTTATGGCGGAGAAGCTTCTAAAAGCGGTAAAGGCGCGAAGGTTCGTCGACAAGCTGCTCCAGCTGGCGCGCTGCTCTGGGGAACAGAATACGGATCGCATGGCGGCGTCGACTCGATCGGTCGCACATTTACGAACAGATTTAAGACTCCCTACAATAAGCGCGGCTACTGGATCGCTCCAGCGGTCGACTTCTATGTCCCAGTCGTAGCTCGCGAATACTCGCTTATGGTTCAGCAGATCGCTAAAGAATTGAGGCTCAACTAATGGCGGGCATTCCGAAGATAAAGATTACTTTCGACGCCGACTTCGACGAATTAAAGAAGGGCGTCAAGGGCGCACAGAATGAAGTCGAAGGCTTCGGATCTAAGATGGGCGGCTTCGCTAAGAAAGCGGGAGCTGCGTTCGCCGTAGCTGGAGCGGCGGCGGCTGCTTATGCTGGAGTTCTTCTCGTTGACGGCGTTAAGTCCGCAATCGAAGACGAAGCAGCTCAGGCTAAACTCGCGACGACTTTAGAGAACGTTACAGGCGCGACGAAAGACCAGATCGCAGCTGTAGAAGATTACATAACTCAGACGGCACTCGCTAACGGAATTACGGACGACGTTCTTCGTCCATCGCTCGATCGCTTAATTCGCTCGACTAAAGACGTCACTAAGGCGCAAGAACTCCAGACCCTAGCTCTGGACATCGCAGCGGGAACAGGTAAAGATCTAAAGACAGTATCGGAAGCTCTCGGTAAAGCTTACGATGGCAATCTAGGCGCATTAAAGAAGCTCGGTGTCGGTATCGATGACTCGATCATTAAGTCCAAGAACTTCGACGCTGCCGCAGCTGCACTCTCTAAGACTTTCGAGGGCCAAGCTTCTAAGCAAGCCGAGACCTTTCAGGGAAAGATGGCGCGTCTTACTGTTGCATTTGATGAAGCGAAAGAGACTGTAGGTTCTTACGTCCTAGATGCTCTTACTCCGCTTCTATCTGGATTCGTCGACAAGGGAATCCCAGCTATTCAGGGCTTCGCCGATTCTCTAGGTAAAACACTTGGGCCAGCATTTGGCGAGATCTTTAAGGTCATTCGCGACGACGTGCTTCCAATCTTAAAAGCTTGGTGGGAGTTCCTGTATAAAGAAATAATCCCGCAGATTCTTAAAATCGTCGGGCCAATTCTTGAAGGACTTAAAATTGCATTCGACAAGATTAAGAAGGCCGTCTCGGATAACTCCGAAGAGCTAGAGCCATTCTACGGATTCTTAGAAAAGATCTGGGACTTTACTAAAAAGTATTTAGTCCCGCTTCTCGCTGGAGCATTTAAGACAGCATTAGAAGGACTTGGAACTCTGGTCGCTGGACTCGTTACAGCATTCTCGAAGTTCGTCGGCCTGTTAACTTCGATCTATAACGGAGCGAAGAAGGTTATCGATCTAATTAAAGATAATCCAGTAACTAGATTATTCGGTGCTAGTAATGCTTCTTTCGTCGGTGCTAACGAAAGCCAAGGATTAGTCTTCGGCGGTGAAGATGGTTCGGGTGGAATCATTAGCGGTGGCGGCGGTACGTTCGCTCCGTCCGCTGCATCGCCTACCTTTACAGGCGCGCCGCTGTCTGTTTATTCTCCAGCTATGCAAGCGGCGATCCTACGACGCGAAGAGTTAAAGGCAGAGACCGAAAGACTTAGAGCGCAGCGGGAAGAGAATGCAGCTACTCGCATTACGCTAAACATGGGCATAGTCGGAGATCCAGAATCGGCAGCTCGTACTCTCATCGATGTAGTGAATAAGTCCCAAGCGCGCGGCACTCTTGGCGCGGGAGCGTTCTTACTTACATGAGCCAATGGACTCCAGTCTGGAGCGTTCTTATCGATGGAGTCGAGTATAAGAACATAACTCTGGCGAATCTTACGATCGAATCTGGTCGCCGAGACATCTATCAGCAAGCGGTAGCGGGCTACTGTAGTTTATCGATTCTTAACATCGACGACGATCCGATTACCGTACAGATTAACTCTGGGATTACTATCTTCGTTAATAACTCCGCTGGAACTCCAGTAGCTATCTTCGGCGGAAGCGTCAGCGACATTCTTACGACAGTCGAACGGTCTGGAACTGGCGGTTTAGTCCAGACGATTACTGTTACAGCTCTTGGCGCACTTTCACGTCTTCCCAAGGTGTTAACAGAAGGCGTCTTAGCTAAAGACTTCGAAGGAGATCAGATCTTCGATGTACTTGATGGCATTCTTTACGGAGCTTGGAATGAAGTTCCCGCCGCTCTTACTTGGGCAGATTACAATCCGACGACGACGTGGGCTAACGCGCAGAATAGCGGAGTCGGTGAGATCGACCGTCCCGGGAATTACGAACTAACGGCGAGATCTTCTTCTGTTACAGATGCTTATTCTCTCGTCGCAGCTTTAGCCACTTCTGGACTTGGTTACATTTACGAGGACGGACAGGGCAGAATCGGGTATTCAGACAGTACCCATCGAGGAACTTATTTAGCTACGAATGGTTACGTCGATCTTTCGGCTCTAGATGCTTATTCCAGTGGATTACAGATTTCGACCAGAGCAGGCGACGTTCGTAACGAAGTGACGATAACTTATAAAGATGGCGCGCAACGATCAGCCACAGATTCGGCTTCTGTTGCTATCTATGGAGCTTTAGCCCAGAACATTCTTACTTCGCTGGAAAAGGCCGCAGATGCAACTAGCCAAGCTAACTTCTATCTAACTCTTCGCGCTTATCCTAGAGCTAACTTCGAGTCGATCCGCTATCCGCTCGGCAGCCCTAACGTAAGCGATTCAGACCGTAATTCGCTTATCGGCGTCTTTATGGGAATGCCAGTCAACATTACAGACTTACCCGCGAACATGGGATCTAACTTCCAAGGATTCGTCGAAGGCTGGAGATTCTCGGCTGGCTATAACTCTCTGGCGATCGATCTTTACGTTACGCCGATCGCCTACTCACTCGACGCGTTCCGCTGGAATGACGTCCCAGCTTCCGAAAGATGGAACACTCTTAGCCCTACACTTAACTGGTTAAACGCGACAGTAGTCGCATAAAGGAGACAACATGGCAACGACTACGCCTAACTTCGGCTGGAGTGTTCCCACTTCGACCGACTTGGTAAAAGATGGCGCGACAGCGATCGAAACCCTTGGCGATTCTATCGATGCGTCTTTAGTAGATCTTAAAGGCGGAACGACTGGACAAGTTCTAAAGAAAAACTCTAATTCAGACATGGACTTCGTGTGGTCTGCCGATAGTGCGGGAATGACTAATCCAATGACTACGACAGGTGACACGATTTACTCTTCGAGTGGATCTACTCCCGCGCGACTTGGTATCGGTTCGACTGGTCAAGTTCTTACAGTTTCAGGCGGTGTTCCTACTTGGGCAACAGCCTCAGCGGGAGCTAATTGGACGCTACTTAATACGGGTGGCACTTCGCTTAGCGGTGTTGCGACTGTTACAGTTTCAGGAATTAGCAATGCAAGTCAAGTTTTAGTTATTCATGAGAACGCAGCTTCAGGCACTGCGAATAGCACAGTGTCGCTAAGAATTAACGCCGATACTGGCACAAATTACGATCGACGCGTTCAAGTATCTACGCAGCCAGGTACAAGTTATGCGACTTCGATCTCAAGTGCTACAGCACAAACCAATGACGATCAAGTTTTTTTGGGTCAGCAAGCCAATAGCACAGGCGCAAACGCGGTAATTAATGGCTATGTTTTGATAAGCGGTGCAAGCACTTCGGGCGTAAAACCCGTTTTTATGGTTAGCGGCGGCGCAAATGATGGCAGTAACGGTTTTCAAGCGACACGAATCGGAGCTGCTATTTACGATTCAAGTTCAGCGGTTAGTTCAATTACATTCCGTACAACCAATGCCAGTAATTTTACTGGCGGTACGATCTATGTTTACACAACGGCATAAGGAGCAAAATTGAAAATTACAGAAAAAAAGTTTGATGCAACTACTGGTGAAGAAGCCATAATCGAAAGAGCTGCGACGGCTGCCGAAATTAAATCCGCCGAAGATTTTCAAGCCGAGATGGCTGAATTGGAAGCAAAGGAAGCAATTAAAGCAACCGAAAAAGCTGCGCTTTTAGCAAAGCTTGGAATCTCAGAAGACGAAGCGAAGCTACTTCTCTCATGACCTACCCAATCGGAACAGCTGCGGCAGTCGTAGAAGTAGCACTGGCGGAAGTCGGTACAGTCGAAGAAGGCGATAACCTTACGAAGTACGGAAAGTTTACTAAAGCCGACGGCTTACCTTGGTGCGGATCTTTCGTTAATTGGTGCTTCCACACAGCGGGCGTAAAGCTTCCATCGATGGTCTCAACAGCTGCGGGCGCGCATAAGCTTAAAGAAGTAAGTCGCTGGGTCGAGCTAGAGCCGAAGATCGGCGATCTTGCATTTATGGACTTTCCGCATGATGGAGTCGACCGTATTAGCCACATCGGAATCGTCGTCGGAGTTAAGGCGAAGACTGTTATCACGATCGAAGGTAATACATCGGGAACAGGCGATCAGCGTAACGGTGGAATGGTCATGGTTAAAGAGCGGGCATTCGGGAGCGGTAAAGAAGTCGTAGGCTTCGGACGACCTAAGTTCGTCGCCTATGCTGGCGATTATCCGATCGTCGAAGTACCTACCGAATCGGCAGCGAAGCCGAAGATCAAGGAGAAGAAAGATGGAAAGCTTAAAAGCGTTACTCGCAAGCTGGGCGCGTAGCTTCGCAGCTGCGTCGCTGGCTGTTTACTTGGCGGGTGTCACAGATCCGAAGGCGATCCTTACAGCTGGCGCGGCCGCTGTTCTGCCTGTCGTTCTACGCTGGCT